TTAATGACATGACACAGGGCTGGATCAATAATGAATCCAATATCTCTTATTCCACTCTCTATCGTAGCTTCGGCGAGGGTCTTCCGATCCCACAAGATGTATATTCTGCGTGTGGTGCAAATCTGACAAGTAGTGACTCTCTCACTACGTGGGTAAATGGCGCAACTCAGATACAAGGGGGAGGCAATTGTGATCCCTCTGCTCTCGAGACGCTTATTTCTGCCTTAGGTCAATCCACTAACGGCGATTACATATACACTGGTTATTTCCCCTTTGCCCTCATTGCCCGTGGTGTAGTCATTAACTACGATTCTGTTTATGCTCTGTATAAATCCACGTTAGGATCCTCCCTCGTTCTCCCATGATCCACTTCTCTCCTATTTGCATACTTTTTGAACTAATGAACAAACTCACCAAAAAGAAAGACTACACTCAATCACATTACACAAAAATGATCCGCCCTCGCCGCTGCATATTTCTGACAATATTAGGCCTTGTCCTCCTCTTGATTATCGTGTCATATTTTACCTCGTAGTACAACTCAGCACTCTGCACTCCCCTCCCGTTTCTTTGTACTTGTAAATATCAAAGGTTGGGTATTTTCACATAAGTAACTACAGATGGATTCAGTAATATCTAAAATCATTAATAGTGAGAGCAGCTGCAGTTTTATCTCTTTCTTCTATTACCTGAGTGATTTAACCAATAAATAACTATATGGGAGCACTACCACGCAATTTTGTTGGATCTACAAACACAAATCCAAAGATTGTTACGTTTGATTCTCTTGCACAACGTATTCGCCGACAACTCGGTGAACCTCTTGTTGAGGTTGAAATTGCAAATGAGCAAGTATACGACAATATCTCAATTGCAATTGAATTGTTTACTAAATATGCTGGATATACTGAAGAGTATCTTGTGTTTAAATCAGATTTATACGTGACAGGATATGGATTAGACGTTGCAACGATGATTAATCATACCCCTGAACTTGCAAGTACTGCTTATAACGGAGTTTCTGCGGGATTTGATGTAGATCTTAACGATTACAGAAGAGTTGTTGATTGCTTTGAGTTTAATTATGGTGAATCAACTGGTATTAACACTTTGTTTACTCTTGAACAGGCCATGGCGCAGCAGGTGTACTCATCATACATGGTTGGTAATTTTGGATTCGACTTAACCTCATGGGAAGTACTGAAAGAGTTTATCAAGGATAGAGATATTTCGCTCGCTCAACGTCCTCGCTTTCGTTTTGACTTTAGAAAGCAGGTATTAAAAATTATTCCTGAGCCCATTCCACAACAGCAGTATGTCGGAATTGTTGGTTGTTATATTGAGCGACCAGTTAATGAATTAATTACTGAGAGATGGGTATTTCGTTATGCAACTGCGCTTAGTAAGATTTCTGTGGCGAATGTCCGTGGTAAATACAAAGGAACAGGCATGTTTGGTGGAGGAAATGTCAACTCTGATGATTTTATGAGTCAAGGTATTAGTGAAAGAGATAAACTTGAAGAAGAACTAACAACATCTTATGCAGACACCCTTGGTCCGTGCGGTTTGTGGCACGGTTAATTTACATTAAGCTAGTTGATACATAATAATCCAGAGCATAAATATAATATGCTCAAAAATATACAAAAAAAGTGTGAAGAATTATGGTTTGTAACAAAACCGGCTAGAATAAGAAGAAGAGAAAAGATCTTTCTTCCGGAAGAAGAAGAAATTATTTTGTCAACTAATAAGTGGACATACTGTACAGATTTTAAAGAAAAAGTAATGCTGTTAGCGTTCAATATATACGAACCGCTAAAATGTCCTATAACAAATAATATCTTCTCTTATAAAAAACCTCTATATAGACTACATTACACTGACGCACACATCAGGAATAGGTGTTTTATGTTTAAGAAAAATACAAATATAATAAAAAACATATACACTGATTATAATATTAATGAGATTGAAACAATTCTGAGAAACACTAAACCTACACAAATAATACAATACCCTCTTTTAATAAACCACTGCTTTGTAATGCTAAAAAAAGCAGGTATTAATATAGACGAGATAACAAGTAGTGAAGAAGCTTGTTATCTATATGCTAAAAATTATACCAATATACCTAAATGTCCAATTACAGGAAAGAACTGTGTTTTTAAAATATTATCAAACAAATACACAAAATTCGCTTCCACAGAGGTATCTCATATTGCAAACGGATTAAAAAATAAAAATAAAAAAAGATCTATTGAAGCAATCAGAAAACAGACTGAGACATTAATTACAAAATATGGTGCTAAAAGTGCTTTTAATATTAAGGGAGTGTATGAAAGAGGGCTACAAGTGCGTAGGGCAAATGCAGTTAATAAGAAGATTAATAAAGAACATGAAAAATCTCTTGATATAAGAACAACAGAGCAAAAAAGACTCGATACAATTAAAATTAAGTATGGAGTGAGTTCAATAAAAGAATATCACAAAAAATATCCTTTATCTGTGGAGAAAACTTTTATTAGAAAAGAAAAACAAAAAGAGTCTTGTATAAAAAAATACGGAGTATCAAATATAGGAAAAGTAAAGAGTGTTAGAGATAAAATAAAAGACACCTGTATTTTAAAATACGGTGATCTCTGTGCTTTAAATACCGATGAACAAAAAGAGAGAAGAGCTCATAATAAAAAGATAGACACATATATTAATTTTAAAAGATTTGCGAATATATGTATGCCGATGTTTACTCTTGAAGAGTGGATATTAAAGTGTGAAGAAAAACTCCCATGGAAGAAAATAAAAACAGGAGAGATTTTTGATTGTAAATACTACGGGTATCCTCCCGTTGGGAGATTTAAAGGCACGACATTAGAGGAAACAATTTACGACATGCTTGATATACTATCTGTTGAATATATCAAGCATGATAGAACAATCATTGCACCTCAGGAAATAGACATTTATATTCCAAGCATAAAATTAGGCATTGAATGTAATGGAGAATATTTTCATTCAGAGATTTCAAAAAGCGCAAGTTATCACATTGATAAGACCAATAGTGCAAAAAAAGCAGGTGTTCGACTTATACATTTTTTTGGAAAACATATTACACAGAATTCTAAAGTTGTTTACAACATCTTAAGATCGATTATAAAAGGAAATAATATTAAAATAGCGGCACGAAAATGTGAAATAGTTAATTTATCTCAGGTAACAGCAAGAAATTTTTTTGAAAAATATCACTTAAGCGGATTTTGTGGAGCAAAAATACATTTAGGTCTAATGTATAAAAACAGGCTAATATCAGCGTTATCAGTAGGCAAAGATAGATTTAACAAAAATAACGAACTTGAAATTATTAGATATGCAATAATGAATAATGTTACCGTTGTTGGAGGTTTCGAAAAACTGCTATCACAGATTAAAAGAATATATACAGGTGTAATTTTACACACATATGCTGATATAAATGTGTTTACAGGGAATGTTTATCGTCGCGCTGGTTTTAATTTTGTTAATACTACACCTCCTGATTACTACTATGCAAAAGGTTGTCAATATTTATCTCGCTATAAAACACAGAAACATAAATTAAATAAATTGTTGAAAGACAAATTTAATAAAAATGAAACTGAGGAAGAGAATATGAAGAGGTGTGGATTCTACAAGGTTTATGGGTGCGGCAGCACTCATTACACAATACAACTGTGATGGCAGGTAAAGCTCGATCAAGATTTAAACAAGGATTATTCCAGATCCAAAATAAAGACAAATATAAAGGAACAACTCCGATTATTTATAGGTCAAGCTATGAGCTAAAATTTATGAGGTGGGCAGATGCAAATCCTAATGTTGTTCAGTGGGGATCTGAGTCAATTATCATTCCGTATCACAATCCTCTCACTGGAAGAGTACATAGATATTTTGTTGACTTTAATATCACGATTAAACAGAATGATAGCACCCTTAAAAAATTTCTTGTTGAAATAAAACCTGATATTCAAACAAGACCTCCCATTGCAAAAAGACATTGTAAGGGATTGCTTAGAAAGCAGGCAGAGTATGTAAAAAATAAGGCAAAATGGATAGCAGCCGAAGCGTTTGCAAAAAAACACAATTCGGAGTTTCACGTTATAACTGAAAAGCATCTTAACATTAAATAATACATCAGTCCAGAAGATTATAAAAAAGAATAAGTATATGTTTTATAAGGTAAACCGTGAAATTGATCACATCTTGTATAAATAAGTATATAAACATATGGGACTTAAATTCTTAGTTGAAGATTGTCATGAAGGTCTCGATTTCTTAATCGAGGAAAAAAATAAAGACGCAGAACGTAAAGTTTACATTACCGGCGTCTTCATGATGCACAGTAAACAAAATCAAAACGGTCGTATCTACGAAAGCGTAGAAATGACCAAGGAGGTCGAGCGTTATACTAACCAAATGATCAAAACTCGCCGCGCAATTGGCGAAATGAATCACCCTCAATCAACTGAGGTTAATCCAATCAACGCATGTCACCTTGTTACTGAGTTAAAACAAAAGGACAACTATTTTCTTGGTAAGTCTCAAGTGCTCTCTACTCCAATAGGACAATTGCTAAAGTCACTTATTAGTGATAATATTCAGATGGGTATATCCACAAGAGGTCTTGGTAATGTTACTGAATCAGTATCAGGAAAGAATGTAAAAGACTTTCACCTTATCTGTCTCGATGTTGTTCATCAGCCATCTGTTCAAGATGCAATGCTTGAGTCCATTATGGAGTCAAAAGAGTGGATGGTAAAGCCTGATGGATCAATTATCGAGTGCGCAGAAAGATCTTATAAAGAGCTTGAAAGAAATCTTCAGAGTCTACCTAAACACGGAACAGATCAATTCTTAAAAGAATCTCTTCTTCATTTTATTAACATGCTTAAGGCAGCCTAAATTTATGTCACAACAAGAAACAAAAGCAATCAAACAATTTATTGGCGACATCGCCCGTAAAGATTATTCTCAAGCACAAGCTAGCCTGCAAGCATGTGTAGTTGAAAAAATTAAAACAAAAGTGCGTAATTCAATTGCAATATCTGCTAAAAATTAACTACTCAGGCATAAATAATATTACACTATAAATATGAACTTTAAGTCAATTCTCAAGGAGCAATTTAAGGACCTCATCACAGAGGAAACTCTTACAGCCGTACACGAAGCGTTCGAAGCCGCTGTAAAAGAGAAAGCAAAACTTCAGTTAGAAGATTATTCTGTTCGTCTAGACGAAGAACACTCCGAAAAACTTCAGTCGCTTGTTGAGGCTATTGACGCCGATCACACTGCAAAAATGCAGAAGCTTGTTGAGACAATTGATTTTGATCACTCACAGAAGTTTCAAAAAGCAATTACAAAACTTGACGAAAAGCACACTGGTATGCTTCAGCAGATCGTTAAAAAGTACCAGATAATTTTGAAGGAAGAAGTTGAGACATATCGCACAACATTAGTTGAGGGTGTTTCAAATTACATCGATCTTTATCTTGAGAAAGCTATTCCAGCTGATCAGATTAATGAAGCAGTGGAGAATACAAAAGCTCGCAAGACTCTTGTAGCTATTCGCCAGCTTGTATCCATCGATGAAGAGTATATTGACAATGAAGTCAGAGAAGCTCTTCAAGATGGAAAGAAAACAATTGACTCTCTTAAGAGAGAGTTGAATGAGTCAGTAGAAGCAAATGCTAAAATCAACAATAAGTTGAGCAAAGCAGAGGCTTCCTTGCTTATTGAAAGCAAGACTAAGGACCTACCTACAAACGCAAAAGCATATGTTACTAAGCTTTTGAAGGGTAAGAGCCCGGAGTATATTCAAGAGAACTATCAGTACGTAGTTGAGATGTTTGAGAGAGAGATCTCCGAACAAGAAGACAGTGCCCGCGAGGGTATTGCAGATCGCATCGTTAAATCGGTGGATCGTCCGGAAACGGACCTTCTTGAAGAGGAAATTTCTTCCTATCCGCAAGCCCTTGAGCCTGCGGTAGGCGGATATCTGAATGAGATGAAGCGCATCGACGGATCAAAACTCCGCAGATAATTTAACGTTCATCTTTACACAGGTCGAAAACTCTTCTTATGAAGAGATAAAAGAAAACTATTTAAACTATGGAAAATCTCCTTCACATTAATAAAACAGCTGCAGAGCGTCTTGTAGAGAAGTGGAGCCCAGTTCTGGACTACACATCAAACAAGGTTTCTGCAATTGAAAGCGATCACACACGTCTGAACACTGCTATTCTTCTGGAAAACCAGGAGAAGTGGTGCTTTGAGGCTAGCAATGCCGCAGGTGGATCTGGATCAGTATTCGGTGCTAACACTGGATATGCAAATTCAACAATCCCAACCAGCGATACATATGCTACTGGTGATGCACGTCTGCCAAAGGTTCTTATCCCAATGATTCGTCGTACTTTCCCTGAGCTCATCGCAAATGAGATCGTGGGTGTACAGCCAATGACTGGGCCAGTTGGATTAGCATTCGCAATGCGTTATAAGTACGAGAGCTCAGCTCTCGGATACCCTTCTAACGGCGGCGATGGTAACAACGCAAGCGGACCAACAGCAGGTGCAACAGCTTCCTCACAAGGTAAAGAAATCGGGTATAACTACCTGAACACTGCCTTCACAGGAACTTCATCAGCATCCCTCTCAGGACTTCCTGGAGTTTGGGACAACATTTCTGAAGATGCCGGCGTAGCCGCTATCCTCAGTCAGTTTGAGCTCAGCTCACAGATTCCTCAGATGACTGTATCGTTCGAAAAGACCGCAGTTGAAGCCGGCACACGCCGTCTCGCAGCTAAGTGGTCTGTTGAACTTGAACAAGATTTGAAAAACATGAATGGTATCGATATCGATGCTGAGCTTACAAACGCAATGTCCTACGAAATCCAGGCTGAAATCGACCGCGAGATGATCGCGCGTATGATTCAGACCTGCCTAAACGCTGGATCTGGTGTTGGTTACTCAACTTGGTCCGCGATCTCGGCTGATGGCCGTTGGTCCGGAGAGCGCGCTCGTGACTTCTACAACAGAATCGTTGTTGAGGCTAACCGCGTTGCTGTTCGCAATCGTCGTGGTGCAGCTAATTTCATTATTGGCACACCTCGTATCTGCGCGATCCTCGAGACTCTACCAAACTTCACATGGCAGCCCGTAACTGGCTCTGTTAACACTACACCTGTTGGCATTGCTAAGGTCGGCGCAGTCGGTGGACGTTTCCAAATCTACCGTGATACCCGTACAGAAGCTGAAGTCAACTCTGGATACAATCCAGCTGGCAAAGGCTACGGAACAGTTCGCAGCAATCCTATCGATTACGCACTCTTGGGCTATAAAGGTCCAGAGTATTATGACACCGGAATTGTGTACTGTCCGTATATTCCTGTAATGGTACAGAGAACAATTGGTCCTAATGACTTCTCACCAAGAGTTGGTCTCTTGACACGTTATGGTGTCGTAGATCACATCTTTGGCGCAAATCTATATTACCACCTTGTTATCTGCACCGGTCTCGGTCAACAGTTCACACCTGGGTCAGTCGCTGTCTACTTGTAATTCAACGAGTTACAAAGTAACACAAATCAAAGAAAGCTCCTTCGAAAGAAGGAGCTTTTCTTTTTGTATAATATCATAATATCACCA